CCTACAGCTTTGCTAATAACTCTTGCAAGATACCCAATACTACTGTCAGATGATCCACTATTTTGTCCAGATGTAGTACTTCTTCCACCTGTTGGATTACCCATAACGTCTCTATTTTTATTAGCTTTGCGATTTTGATACCATAGTATGGTAGCAGCAGTTGCCAATGCATCAATACCTTGAATATTGATCTGTCCAGAACTTTTGTTTATGCCTATAATACCTTCATCCATACTTTCTTTAGCTGGTTTTTTCCCACCTGATGCAATTTGTTTTTGTGCTATCGCATTAAGACTGTTTACCATTGCAGATGTGTTTGTAAAGGGTCTTCCAGTTGCTTTGTTTGTAGAAGGGTCAACAGGAACCCAGTTAGTGCCTACATATCTAACTTTATATCCAGGAGTTGGCTCTACTTCGTAACCTTCTGGAGGAGTAAATGGTTTTTCTTCCTCATCATCAGGAGCATCCGTTGCTGGAGGAGCATCATCTGTAGATGTAGCAGGTTCAGGCGACTCAGGAGGCATGGTATTGCTTGACGGAGTAGTAGGCGGCACTGGGACATTTTTAGAAGGTGGTAATTCTACCTTGAATATTTTTTGTAATTCAGCAACATCGTTAGCATCTAAAAATCCACTGCTACCAGATGTTAATGCGTTATAAATTTGATTTTCTAAATCAGTAGCAATCTGTGATATTCTTGATGGATTGCTAATGTCTGCTATAAACTGTGCTTTATTATTTAATAATTCTGTTCTGAGTGCGTCAGACTGTTGATTTATTACATCTTCGATGTAGCCTTTTAGAACAGCCTTGCTTTTTTCAAACTCTTCTGATCCAACGGGAGGAATAAAACTAGGGTTTGTTACTTCGGATAAAAACTCAACGGCTCTCATTTATCTTTCTCAATCCACGAACAAATTTTGCAGGGTCTTGGGCACGTATGCTATTCAATAAACGGCGCTCTAACTCATCTGCTTCTGGGCCATCATAGTTTTCACGAATCTGATTGATTAGATTGATGGCACTACTAATAATATGATTAGCACGGCTTTCGATAATCAACCCAGTGTTTTGTCCAACACTAAGTTGACTTAACTCATCTAATATACTACGAGATTGTTTACGCAATTATAATAACTCCACGAAGTATTTATGGTAAAGCTATATATGTTAATGAAGAATTATTGTTCTCAACCGTGGATCGGACTTGACATATCAGCACAGGGCGAGTTTAAACCGTGTTGTAAGTTTAATAAATCTATTTCAAATAACATTGAAGATTATTATAATAGCAAATTATTGCAAGAAGTTAAAGATTTTCATAGTAATGATTTACGTCATCCGTCGTGTAAGCGATGCTGGGATGATGAAGATGCTGGCGTAAAAAGTAAAAGACAGCTAGATGCAGAATATGTATTAGTAGATAATATAGATATTGCAGATGACAATATTAAACTATTAGGTATTTCATTTGGTAATACATGTAATCTAGCCTGTAGAACATGTGGCTCATACGCAAGTAGTAAATGGGCATCTGAGTTAAAGAGACATGGTAATTTTAATGAACAGAAATTATATGGACATAATAAGTTTTATAAAGATAGCAATTTTATTACATCATTAATACAAAAACTAGGTGAAAATGTTCATATTGATATTACTGGGGGAGAACCATTATTATCAGATTCTATTGAGCATCATGATTTTATTAATATGATGGCTAAAAAAGAATCAGTTACTCTGCACTATGTAACAAATTGCACATTTTATCCTAGTAATAAATTATTAGAATTATGGAAAACATTTAAAAAAGTTGATATTCAATTTAGTATAGATGGGACTGGCGAGCTATTTGAATATATCAGATGGCCAGCAAATTGGGAAACTGTTTATAAAAACATAAAACGGTATCAAGAGTATCAATCAATAAATGACAATATACAATTAAGTATTAGTCATACCCTTAGTATATTAAATGTTAGTAACATAAATGATTTCTTATCTTGGTGTAAATCAGAATCATTGCCAGAACCATATATCGGATTTGTTAGTAAACCACTTGAATATAATATCAAGGCACTTCCTAAAAACATAAAATTAAAATTAAAAGATTCTTTACCAGAATCTATCACCAATTTTATGATGAGTGAGGATTTATCTGAACACTACAGTAACGCACTTACCTACAATAAGTTTTTAGATGTCCAAAGAAATCAATTAGGGTTTCTTGATATTAGCAAGCATACTTTTTAACCTACTACTGTCAACTGCTGCTGTTATTTTTGCCGCATCTGGCTCTACATTACCAGCAGGTTTTACAATACTACCTGTCTTAAGACCTTCAAAGATACTTGATACTGGCTTTTTAAATCCAGTTGTGCCACTTTCATCATCTGGTAGATCACGAATGCGTAGACTATTAACGTCAAACTCAAGTTCAACCTTTTGACCAACACCGCTACTACTACGAGTTTTCATGATTTGTAATTGATACTTTCCATGCTCTCGCATACTACGAGATGTGAAAATACCAAAAAGATTATCTGCGGTGTTAATCTTGGAAATACCACCAGAAATGTGGCTATGATCAAACTCTACTTCTTCCACAGATGCACGATTCAACTGTGATGCTGTTACCAACAATACCTGCATCTCTTTTGCAAAGTTACGTATTTCTTCACTGACATACTTGTCCTTAACAAACAGGTCACTTGGACTAACTTTTGCACTGACTGGCATAAGCAAGTCAAGATAATCAATCATTACAAAGTCAATCTTACGACCAGTACGGATTTGTAGTTCTTTAACATATGCACGAACGTCATTGATATTGCTCTGTGCTGGCAGATACTTGATCTGCAGTCTACCAGATTTCTTGCCCATCATGATAACCTTCATATCAACGTTATCAATATCTTTAAAGATATCACTGGATGGAATGTTGGTTACCATACTATCAATACGCATTGAGGTGAGTTCTTCACTCAATTCCAGAGTGATATACACACCGTTAAGTCCCATGAGCATCCAGTTTACAGCAATGTTCTGCATGAATAGCGACTTACCACTACCACTACCACCTGCAAAAATATTCAATTCACCACGGTTGAACCCACCAAATAGTTTTCTATCTAGGGTATTCCAACCAGTGCTCAACTGACCATTGCCGTCCTTAATTTTTAGCAGACGTGCTTTGGGATCAGCAAAATAGTCTGTTCCAAGGTCTTTGGTTAAGCTAATCTGAACTGCATCTTTAATAAGTTTTTCAACAGGTTCAAACTCACCTTTTTCAAGCAAGTCTGCCGCCTTGAGAATAGCTCGTTCAAGTTCTTTTTGCTTAGTAAACTCTTCAAACTCTTCAAGAAACCAATTATGATGTTCTTCTGTAAGTCCTGAAACTTTTTCAAAACTATTATTGGTAGCAGCATTTATTTGCTCAACAACTGGCATGACGCTGTGTCGCTCACAGTGTTCTTTAATGAACTCTGCCGCACTTTTCAAACTACGATCACAGTTCTCTGGATTGAAAATGTTTTGAACCCGAACATAGCTTTGTGGGTCACTCAACATCATTTCAATAAAGAGTTTTTGAATACCAGTATCAAATGTTTTAGCCATGCGCTGCGTTGTTCTCTAATTTACTCATAAGATAATTTACACGTTTTTCTAACTCTGTATAATTTTCACAATCAACCTTATAATCAAAGTTACTTGGTGAGTATATCTCGGATTTTGATTGCTGTGTCATAATATCTTCATAATACACGAACTTTGGGTCTTTTACTATTTTTAAAATCTCCGATTTATACTTAAAAAATGCAATCATTTCCCTAGACCAATCGATAAAATACCCCATATCAACTGTAAATTTTTGCCGTGGTGCATTTTCTTTATAACGATTAGTTTTTGCTGCAATATATCCACTACATAGTGCATCTGTTGGATTTTTTCGTTGTATTATCCAAACTTGATCAAATATACTCCAATCAATTTTATAAAAATCCCACGAAATTAAATTATGTGCATGTATCTTAACAACAATGTTATCTTTTTTCATGATATCATATGGACTGTTGTCAATAGGATCAACTCCTGTAAATATTTCACCTATACCATCTAGATTATATTGTATAGCTAGGGTATTATTTAAAAACGATGAACCAGATCGTTGATATCCAAATATGCAGATTTTCATTTATCATTCCATTTTTTAGATATTAATTTAATTTTAAGACTACTAGTTTCAACACTGTTGAGAATACTACGCATTGTAAATAAATTACCATACTTGGCAACTGAATCGGCAACATCTTTTACCCCATCGCCCCAATCTGGAAACGCAACATTCCACCCATAATTTATAGCAGCTTCTACCATTTTTTTACCAGCCGCATCACGGTCTGGAACAACAATGACTTCACGATTTAAACTGTCAATAACAGTAGCTTGGGTCTCGCTTATTTCGTTGCCACAAATACCAATGGCACTAATACAGACAGCATCAATCAATCCCTCAACCACAATGCTAAACTTGGCATTGTCACGCTGAAGGTCATATCCCCATAACATATTGGCAGGATAATTGCTTAGATATTTTGCCGATTTATTACCTTCAACAAACAGTCGTCCACTATAACCCATAGGTTTACCCTGCCACGTAAACGGCACTAACACACGATTACGCAGTGGACCTTCATTAGTCCAATAGAATGTATCTAACCTATCACCAAGTCCACGATTGTTTAGGTATGTGATTGCAGCTTCAAGACTATCATAATCCCGCTCAGTGATATGCCCATCATGTAGCCAACTTGTAATAGAACGACCAGGACATGGGTCACGTGATTCATAGGTAGGCAGTTCTCGAATAATTTCACGCTTAAACTCAATACTAGTGTCAACCTGACCAAGGGCGATAAAACATAGCTTAACAATATCATTGTCAGCCATACCCATCCACTCAAGAAGATTACGCATCTTGAAGCTAATTTTACGTCCAGGTTTCCAACTTGCTTTATAGTGGCAATTAAAACAGTGATATGCCACACCATCGCCCTCGCATATCATACCGCCACGACCACGAGTATCACGTGATTCGCCATTATGATGACAACAAACAGCATTACCACTAACCCATCCACTGGGCGTAGTTTTGGCTCTTCCAAGAGTGCTCCATGCACCAAGGATTTCCTGCTGTATATTAATCATATAGGTATTATATCACAGTTTACGGACGATACAAAATATAGTTTACATCACCGCTGGTCTTTGTCAACTTAAACTTTACTGCGTTAAACTTTCCTACAATATTAAAATAATCATTACCAGTAAAGTTGGTAAGTGTGACCGTTTGAATAGTAAACCAATTTGATGGAGTAACGTCAGCAACCATATCTTGTGTGGCTTGGCACTCTATGGTTCCAGTAAAACCAGTACAATTATATTGTATGGTTTGACGAACTGCACGTCCTTTAACACGATCAGCTATTTGAGTTACATCGGTAAACGCTACATTTAGATAATTAGTATCACTATCATTGCGATATGCTAAAATAGTAGGTTTAAAACTAGGCACAAACTTTGGATATACTGCATCACTAATATGTGCTACGCCCTGTGCATTATAGTTGTCATCACTATATACAACCTGTTGTTCGCCCTCTGGACTTATCCATTGGACGCTGTAATTGTACATACCAGCATTAATAGTGTCCAACATAGTGCTTTCAATAACAGTAGTTGCAGTTCCGTTTATATTGTAAACTATTTGTAGATTACGAGAGAAAACTAATTCCTGTGTCGTAGGGTCAATAAGGTTAAATACTGCGGAAGAATCAAGTAGATTGACAGGCTTCTGATCATTGTTCTTAACAATAAACTGAAATCTGTTATCTATACCCTTGTAAATCTGTAATGGTTTTGCATACACTAGTTGGTTCTCCCGATACGGCAAGAAATCCTGATTCTTTACAACAGTGATGTTTTGTTTATATAAATATCCCAAGATTGGCTGCACAGAATGGACTCCTTATATATTTAGATGATTAGTATTGAACAAATGTTGGAACAATATCCGTTCCTAAGTTATATAAAATATACACATAACGACTATATTGGAATCATACAAAATCATGATGTTGATATTGTATCTATGTATGCCTTTAACAAACTCAGAACAGAAGATGACAAACGTGGATTCCTTGAGCAAGCTGACATATGGTGGTGGGAATCAAATAGACTAATACCAATCAATATATTTCTAAAAAGTAGTTGGGATCAATATCGTTACAGTAGCGTAACCCTAACGTGCAAAGACATACAAGAACAGCAGGGTCACATTGTTAGTATTGCCAAGTTAGCCGAGAAACGCACTAAGCGTCGGGTTGTTCAGCTTGTCAGGAAGATGTAATTTCTTAAAAAAATAATCTGCCATGAGTAAATGGCTCTCTGCACCCAAAAATATATAGTTTATTCATTTTCGCCTAATAAGTTCATATGAACCATCACCAATAATGCATAACTGGTTGCATGACTGCGTTTGAAATAATAACCATCGTTAGGCTTTACCCATATTTCTTCTGCTATTTCCCGCCATCGTTTACCTATTAGGTGTCGCTTGGACGGACGAATGATAGCCAATACCATTGCCAGCTTATCCAGTGTATCTGGGAAATGTTGCTGTACAATATCGTAATGATTCCCAAGGTGTATAAGTCGTTCAACAAACTCTCTTTCTTTTAGTCGTTCCCACTGAGGTTCACGGCTACAGAGTTCGTCAAGATGCTCGTTACTGCGAACCGAATTATAAACATGAACGTTCAGTAGGTCCAACTTCATATACCCAAGCTCTTCCGCCGTATCATAATCAATATTTGATAAACCAGTAAGAGGATTGGTAGGTATTGGATTTACATATACACCAGTATTATGCTTAACAATACCACCATCACGGTGAATTGCAGCAGGAATATGCCTAATAAGTTTTAATATATCTTCACGTCGTGCGAAGTCAATATCAATATCCATTTATTGATTGTAGTTGATAATTGTTAAATTGTCAAGAAATGTTTGTGTGCAACTTTCCCATGAATATGCACGACTACTGGCATAAACACTGTCACGGTTGCATTGTAGTGCAGCAGCAATAGCCTCAGATAGGTTATCACTCAAGTGCCCATTGACACCGTTTTCAATAATATCGATAGGTCCAGTAACAGGATAGGCTGCAATAGGTGTGCCACATGCCATAGCTTCTAACATGACTACACCAAACGTATCACTCTTGCTTGGAAATACAAACACATCAGCATTTTGGTAATACTCAGCCAATTGTGCACCACGTTTGTATCCAGCATATATTACATCTGGATATTTCTTTTTAAGGTCAGCCAAAATTGGACCGTCGCCTACCAATATCTTAGTTCCATCTACACGTAGGCTGCAGAAATCATCTAATCCCTTCTCAGCACTGGCACGACTTACGCACAGTAGTATAGGTTTGGTTGCTTGATTGTGCTTTCGCTTAATAGGATGAAATATGTCTGTATCTACACCACGGTTCCACACTGCCAAACGATGAAAATCTTTAGCTGTAAGTTCTTCAACCATAGATTTGTTAGTGACAAGAACACGTGTAGAGAACTTATGAAACTGTCGTATGAACCAGTAGCCTAACCATAGTGGAGTACCCCAATATTGCTTAAAATATTCTGGAAACTTTGTATGATAACTTGTATTATGTGGTATGCTACGCTTGTCTACCTTACAATACCAACGTGCGGCAAAACCCAGCGGACCCTCTGTAGCAATGTGTATGGCATCTGGCTTAAATGCTTCAATCATA